AAGTGGCTGGAAGGCCGCGGCGATCGCTCGGACGTGGAGACCTTCCTTGAGATGGTCGAAGGCTGGGCGCTGGACGAACCCTTCAACAAGGAAAACGTCCAGATCCTGCTTGACCACCACATCGGCGTGGCCCTGGCGACGTACCAGGTCTACATCGACGAACTGACAAGGCACCGCGAAAAAAACTAACCGACGCCGCCCGCGTGATCTTTGATCCGCCCGATTGGGCAGCGCGTGCGGCGATGGGGTTGGAGCCGGAAGACTTCGAGGACGAGATCCTTGAGTTGTGGCCGGACAACCTGCTGACGGTCAACCTGTTTTCAGCCATGTGCCACCAGTGGCGTAGCGGCATGAGCGGTTACTACGGCATGGACTTGAACGTCCTGCCCATCTTCGAGGAGCGCATGAAAGTGCCTCTCGACCAACGCGACGAAATCTTCGAGTCCCTGCTTCTCATGGAGCGGGCTGCACTTGAGATGCTGCAAAAGAGAGCCCACCAATGACCGACTTCGCCTCGCTTGGCATCAAGATCGACAGCAGCCAAGCGGCCAAGGCCGCGACCGATCTCGACAAGCTGGCCGCCTCTGGTGCGCGCGCTGCCGAGTCGATCGAGAAGACGGCCGACGCCCAGAAAGAAGCCGAAAAGAGCTTCACGGCCGGTCAGAAGGCGGTCTCTTCGGCATCGCGTTCGATCGACGACTACATCAAGAAGCTCGCGCTCGTCGCTGCGACAAACGGCAAGAGCGCGCGTGAATCGAAGCTGCTTGAGCTGGCGACGCAGGGCGCGACGCGGGCGCAGCTTGAATCGGCCGATGCGCTGATCCGCCTGGACGAAGGCTACCAGCGCGGGCTCGCTACCGGCCAGAAGATCCGCGACGGCTTCATTTCGACCGCCAAGGCCGCTGCGGTGCTCAGCGTTGCCCTCGGTGCGGCTGCGGTGGCCGGCAAGGCGGCCTTCGACAAGATCGCCGACAGCATCGGCAAGTATCAGGAACTGAGCGAGAAGACGGGCGACACCGCGTCGAACATCCAATCGCTGCAGCAAGCCTCCGACCTGTCGGGCGTCTCGCTCGATACGGTCGCGACGGCCTCCGTGCGCCTCACCGCTGCGCTCGCCAAGACCGACGACGAATCGAAACTCGTCGCCAAGGGTATCAAGGCGCTCGGCCTGAACTTTGAGGAGTTCAAGAAGCTCGCGCCGACCGACCAGATGAAGACGCTGGCGGGCGCGTTCTCGGGCTTCGCTGACGGCGCAGAAAAGACGGCCACGGCTGTCGCCATCCTGAACCGCGGCGGCGCGGAACTCCTCCCGTTCCTGAACGACCTGGCCGAGAGCGGCGAGACGCAGATCAAGCTCACCGACGAGCAGATCAAGCTGGCCGACGACTACACCAAGGCCCAAGCGCGCCTCCGCAGCGAGATCGCCTCCACTGCGCAGGTCATCGTCGCCAACTCCATCCCCGCTGTCACGGACCTTACCGGCGCCGTCAAGGATGTCATCAAGGAAGTGCTCGGCCTCGGTGGCGCGGCGAACGACCTGGCGAGCAACAACGGAATCCAGACCTTCGCCGAAGACGGCGCCCGGTTCCTCGCCACGCTGGCCGACTATGCGGTCAAGGTGGGCGAGGGCTTCCATGCGCTCGGCAACACGCTGGGCGGCCTCGGGGCGATTCAGATCGCCCTGCTTAAAGGGGAAGGCCGGGAAGCTCTCGCCATCGGCAAGGATCTGATCAATCAGTCGAAGACGTTCTTCAGCGCGCCGAGCCTGGCTGACGCACTGGACAAGCGCGTCGCTGACCGCAAGGCGAAGGCAGCGCAACCGCAATCCCCGGAGGCGTCCAAGCCGAGGATCGATGCTTCCGGCCTCAACATGGACCGGACGCCTAAGGGCAAGAAGGACAACTCCGCCGCCCAAGAGGCCAAGGCGCAACTTGCATTCGACCTCGAAGACATCAAGAAGGCGCAGGATGCCCTGGCGAACACGATCGCCAACGGCGACAAGCTGCTCGAAGCGCGCCGCTCGGCAAACCTCGTCACCGAGGCTGCGTACTGGGAGGAGAAGAAATCCTTCCTGATCCAGAACGACGCCATTCAAGAGGAGTCGCTGCAGAAGCAACTGACGCGCCTGCAGGCCGAGCAGTTGACCGGCAAGGACCAGATCAACAACGCGCGCAAGATCCTCGACGTAGAGGCGAAGCTGGCGAAGACCCGCGAGGATGCGGCGACCAGCCTTCAGGTGCTGGAGATCCGGCAGACCGATGCGCTGAACAAGATCCGCATCAAGTACGAGGAAGCGAGCGCCGCGGCTCAGTCCTACGTCGACACCATCGGGCGCGCGAACGACCGTGAAATCGCCGGGCTTGGTAAGGGCAACCTGAACCGCGAGATCGACGCCCGCAAGAACCAGCGCGACGACCAGTTCCAGAGCCGCAAGAACCAGCTCGACAGCCAGCGCCGCGCTAACGAGATCACGAGCGAGGAGTATGCGAAGTTCCTCGCCATCGAGTCGGACGCGCACGAGAAGTCCCTTGCGTTGGACGAGAAGTTCTGGAAGGAAAAGCTCGAAAAGCAGCAGGACTGGAGCGTCGGCGCATCGGAGGCATTCCAGAACTTCATCGATGACGCCAACAACGTCGCCAAGACGACTGAGGGCATCTTCACCAACGGCCTGAACGGCTTCAGCGACTCGCTGACCGCCACCATCATGGGCGAGGATGGGAAATGGATGGATCTGGGCAAGGGCATTGCCACGCAGATCATCAAGGGGTTGGTTGATTCGCAGATCGTCAAGCCCGCGGCTGAGTTCCTGCAGGGCATGCTCAAGGATGCGGGCCTTGGCGGATTCGGAAGCATTGCGTCGAGCGCCACCAGCGCGACGGGTGCAGCCAGCGCCAGCGCGGCGAATACAGCCCTTGCCACCAGCGCCACCGGGGCCACTGCGGCGATCACCTCGCTTGCTGCCGCAGCAACGGCCGCCACGGCGGCACTCGGCGGGACCAGCATCTCTGGCGCGGCGTCCGCGGCGGCTGTCGGCTCGTCCCTGAACTTCGCGGAGGGCGGCTACACCGGGGACGGCGGCAAGTACCAGCCGGCCGGCATCGTCCATGCGGGCGAGTACGTCGTCACCGCAGAGAACACCCGGCGTCTCGGCGTCAACTTCCTCGAACGCCTGAACAAGCGCGGCTATGCCGAAGGCGGCCTCGTGGCCGGCGTCATGGGCGGCAACCTCGGCGGCGGCGCTGGCGGCGGGGACACCAACAACACCAGCCTGCAGGTTCACAACCACTTCGCGGCGGGGACCGATCACCGGACCATCGACCAAGCGGCAGACAAGTTCTATCGCGCGCTGGTGCGATCGAGGAAGAACGCATGACAGCATCCAGCATCGTCGTCCTGTCGGACGTGATCTTCCCGAAGGCGGTCATCGTCGCCGGGACTTCCGGCGTGCTTTCTCGCCAGAACGCCCGGTCCGCCAATCAAGGCGGGTATGCACGGGTCAACGTCATCCGGGACGTGACCATGCGCGCGTGGCAGGTCGGCACCGGCCCCATGACGCTCACAGCGGCCAATCAACTGTTCGGCACCGCGGAAGTGACCGACTTCGGCGCCTTCGGGATGCTGATGGAAGACCCGATCGGCTCCAGCGTCGATGCGACGAACGGCGCCTTGATGGGCTACATGCTTGGCGTTGAGTCCGGCGTCGTTGGCTTCGGCAACGGATGCCCGACCTACGGACTGCGCCAGGTCTATACCGCGATGGGGTCGACTCAGAAGCGCGCCCGCGCCTTGACCCGGCCCAATGGGGCGCCCGTCATCAAGCGCGGCGGCTCGACTGTGACGGTGGGTGTTGCTGCCGGGAACATCGCCTTGAGCGCCGCCCCGGTCTATGTCACCTTCGTGGCGGATGCCTCGCAGAACGTGACCAGCATCACGCCAGGCGTGACCACCAGCGTGACACTCGCCGCGGCACTCCCTGGCCTCGTCGTCGGCGGGAAACTCTGGCTTCAAGACCTGAACGGCGCGGATCAGGCCGCGGTGAACAGCCAGAGCCACACCATTACCGCTATCACGGGCGGCGGGTTGAACGTCTACACGCTCTCGACCAACACCACCGGGAAGATCATCACAGCGGCCGGCACTGGCAAGAAGTACCCGCAGCCGGATGAAGCGCTGACGGTGGCTTGCAACTACTACGTCCCTGTCCACTTCCGCGCCGACACGATCGATTGGGATCTCGTCATCTCTGGCGCGATCGGCAAGCGCATGGTCGTCGTGCCTTCGACCTACCTAGACGAAGTCAGGGAAGCATGAAAACCCGCTCCATCGCACTTGCTGCATCGCAGGCGGCAGGATCAACCACGCTCGCATGGTGCTGGAAGGCGACTCGCAAGAGCGGCGAAGCGCTGGCCGTCACGACCTGCGCGCGGGATCTGCTGTTCAACGGCGTGCTGTACGTCAGCAAGAACGGCTTCAACCCGAAGGCGATCAGCCAAGAGGCTACCGCCGCGGTGGTCAACACCGAAGTCGAAGGCGCGCTGTCCGACGAGATCACCGAAGCCGACTTCGAGAGCGGCAAGTGGGATGGATGCACGGTCGAGATGATCGAGGTGAACTATCGCTCGCTGTCGGACGGTGCGATGCGGCTCGCCACCTTCACCATGGGCGACATCAAGGTGACGCGCTCGGCCTTCAATGCCGAAATGAGGGGCCTCACGCAGCGCCTGCAAAAGACGGTCGGGCGCTTGGTGACGAAAGGCTGTCCTTGGGTCTTCGGCTCGATCAGCCCTGACAACTACACGCCGGCCTGCAACAAGCCGCTTGGTCCGCTGACGGTCACGGGAACGCTGACAAGCGCCACCGACCGCCGCACGTTCGCGGACGGCGCTCGCGCGGAGGCATCGGACTACTTCGGCGCGGGCGTGATCACCTTCACGAGCGGCGCCAACATCGGCCAGGCGCTGGAAATCTCCTCCTTCGCCTCGGGCGCGTTCGTCACCTACCTCCCGTTCCTCAATAACCCGGCGATCGGCGACACCTACAGCCTGACGCCAGGCTGCCGCAAGCGCTTCACCGAGGACTGCCGCACCAAGTGGGCAAACACCAACAACCACGGCGGCTTCGAGCATCTGCCCGGCCCGGACAAGGTGCTCGGCCTGGGCGGCACGGAAGGGAGCAACCTGTGACCGGCGCCGATGTTGTGCGCGTCGCTCGCTCGCTGCTGGGCGTCCGCTACCTGCACCAAGGCCGCAGCCGCGCCGGCTTGGACTGCATCGGGCTTCCGGTTCTCGTGCGTGCAGAGCTTGGCCTGCCGGCTCTGGACGCTGCGCCAGGCTACGCCAAGACCTCGACCGCCTTCGAGATGCTGGACTTCTGCCGCGCGCACATGGCCGAGGTTCCCGCCTCCCAGATCCAGCCCGGCGACATCCTCGTCCAGATCGACGGCGTGGGCCGTCACATGGCGATCGTCTGCGATTACCCGCTGTGCCCCGATGCGCTCGGGATCATCCATGCGTGGCTCCCGAATCGCCGCGTGACCGAATGCCGGCTCGATGACGCCTTCATGCAGACCGTGCGCGGCTGCTTCCGCTTCAAGGAGATCGCTGCATGAGCGGACAGACCGGCCGCATCGTCGGCACGATCGCAGGCGCTGCGCTTGCCTACTTCACCGGGGGCGCGTCCTATGTCGCTCTCGGCGCGACGCTTGGCGGGGTTGTCGGCAGCATGCTCGACCCCAAGGCCAAGATCGAAGGCCCGCGCCTCGATGACCTCAAGGTCCAGTTCTCCAGCTACGGGGTCGGCATCCCGCGCATTTACGGGACCGAGCGCGTCGGCGGAAACGTCATCTGGTCGACCGACAAGCTGGAGATTGCTTCCGTCACGTCGTCGGGCAAGGGCGGCGGCGGGACCGAGAACACGAACTACAAGTACTACGTCCACATGAGCATGTTGCTCTGTGAGACGCCGCGCGATGGCTCCACGGTCAGCATCGTCAAGTTTTTCCAAGACGGCAAACTCATTTGGGACGCTAGCAGCGGCATCCCGATCGGATCGGCCCTGGCGAGCGCTGAAAACCCCTATTCGGCGTTCGTGCTGTTCCAGGGCCACCAGGACCAGCTCCCCGACGCCATCGAGGAATCTTGGACGGGCGGCCCCGGCACCTGCTCGGCCTATCGCGGGGTTGTGCGAATCCGCATGATCGCCATCGAGTGCCCCGGTGGGCGCGTCCCGCAGTTCTCGTTCGTTCTCTCCAATGGTGCAACGGTCGGCCCCACCGTCGTGCAGCAGATCGCCAACACGCCAAGCGCCTCCAACACGGGCGCGCTCATCCGGCATGACGGCATCTGGGAATTCACGACCACGCAAAACGGCGCCGTGTTCGACATGCCTTATTCATTCGGGCAGACGGGCACGCTGCAGACGGTCAGCTCGGTGAGCTTCCCCACTGGCGGATACACGCCATATCCGGTGACCGGGGCGACGGCAACGCCACAAGTAATCGCAGCCTACCCGAACGGCGATCTGTACCTGATCGACCTTCAATCTCGCGTCCAGGTTCTGCTCTATAGCGGAGGAACTGGAGGGCAGGGTGTGTTCTACGGGCGGGCTTCCTATGACGCAACCGTCGACAAGTACGTTATCAACAGTTGGGACTTGTCGACGACCGGGAACAACCCCGTCATCATCTCGGCCCCTGGCGCTCCCGGTGTCGTCTGCGACCCGATCGCTGGCGATGGTCATGGCGGCGTGGTGGGGTTCTATGGTGGGGTCGTCCATGTGGTCACTACCAACGGAACAAACCTGATCTACAGCCGGCGAAACAGCGACGGCACGGCATCCGTCGACATGCCTGATATGGCCGGCCCGGCCCTGTCGTTTTCTCCGCGATGGTCCGCACTGCACGTCGACTCGAACGGCGTCTATCTCTATGTCGTCCCGGATGCTGGCATGGGTCCGCCAGCCGCGATCTACAAGATTCACCCATCGACATTTACCGACCCCGGCTCCTTTGCCCTTTTGTGCAGCAGCACGGGTCCATCGACGCAGACTGTTTTCGGGTCATCCTCTAAGTCTTTCTACTGCACGGACACGCTCGCAACGATTGGGCCGATCGTCGGTGGCGGTGCGACTGGCTACAACCTGATCCGCTTCAATGTGGTGTCGACGAACCCCTACAAGGTCAGCGACATCATTGAGGCCGAGTGCGAACTGGCTGGCGTCGCGACCTACGATGTGAGCGGCATCCCCGACTCCGACACGGTCATCGGCTACAAGCTCGCCAACCCGGCCTCGGCCCGCGCCAACATCGAGCCTCTGCTTACCCTCATCGGCGGCTACGTGGTCGACGAGGACGGCGCATCCAAGTTCCGCAAGTTTGCCGACATCACATCGGTAGCGGCGGTCACATTCGACGAGTTGGGCCAGGCCGAAGGCGACGCATCCGGTGAGGCAATGCCGCTGAACCGCACGCAGGAGATCGACCTACCGCGCAGCGTCACGACGAGCTACATCAACCCGTCGAGCGACTATCAGACTGCTTCCGAGACGGAGATCCGCCAGGTCACCGACGCGACCGAGGACGCTCAGATTCAACTCCCGATCTGCGTCACTTCGGACCAGGCCAAAAAGGTCTCGCAGATGGTTCTGTACGACCGCTGGCGCCGGCAGAACTCGCGCAGCACCACGGTCTCACGCAAGTTCGCTGCGGTGAGCCCCGGCGATGGCGTCACCATCGAATACCCGCGTGGCACGTTCAAGCTGTGGCTCGTCCTTTCGACCAACGACACGGGCGCGGTGTGCGAGTGGAGCCTGTGCCCCGGCGATGCGGCCATCTTCACCCAGACGGCCATCGGGGCGACGGGCTACACCAGCCAGCAAGTCGCAGCTCTGCCGGCTCCGCTCCGCGCGCAGATCCTCGACATGCCGATCGTTCGCGACGCCGACAACGACGCCGGCCTGTATGTCGCGCTCGACAGCTACGCCCCCGTTCCGGCGGACGGCGAGTTGTACGTGGGCGATGACGACACCAACCTCGTGTCACGCGGCACCGTCTCGGCATCCGCGCCGATCGGCTTCCCCGAGACAGTGCTGGTCGGCTGGTCGAGCACGCTGGTGGACGAGACGAATACGTTCACCGTCAATCTCGGCGATGACGTTTTCTCCAGCGTGACGCGCGATGTGCTGCTCGCAGGGGGCGCCGAGTATTGGGCCTATGGCGCTCCGGGCCGGTGGGAAATTGGTGCATCGGCGCAGGGCGACAGCCTGGGCAGTGGTCGGTACATCCTGTCTCGCCATCTGCGCGGCCTTTTCGGCACTGAGCGCTTCGTCGGCACACACACATCCTCGGACACGCTCGTCCTTCTGCGCATCGCCGGCATGCTTCGCCCCGACACGGGCGTCGGCAGCATCGGGCAGAACAAGAGCTATCGCGCCATCGCCAAGGGACGAAGCGTGGACTCTGCGGCATCGCAGACCTACGCGAACACCGGGGAGGGATTGACGCCTCTGAGCCCGGTCAACCTGCGCCGCACCGACACGAACGACTTCACGGTAGATCGGCGCTCGCGCCTGGCGATGAACAACCTCACGGGCGCGCTGCCGCTGGGCGAGACGACCGAGGCGTATTCGTGGGCCTTCTACAGCTCGGGCGCCTACACGACGTTGCTCGGGACGGTGGTCACCAACACCGCCACCGTCACGGCCGCACAGATCACCGCTATCGGCGTCACGCCATCGGCGACGGCCTTCCTGAAGGTCCGACAAGTCAGCGACTCCATTGGCCCCGGCCACGAACTACAGGCAACTGCATGACCATCCTTCAAGACATCCTCGCTGCAGCGAATTGGAACCTTCGGGTAACCGAGAATTTCCGATCTGTCTCGCCGGCTGGTCTGTACGGCATCAACCCCGCCACGACCACCGGCCTGACGCTGGGCTACCTCGGCGGCGCGTTCAATGGCGTGAACGTGTCGAACGGGACTGTCGCGCTCACGGCCAGCGCGACAAATTATGTCGTGGCGCATCGCACAACGGGCGCGGTCACAGCGGCGACGACCACGACGAATTGGCTGAACACTGCGACCTACATGCAGTTGTACTCGTTTGTGGCGGGTTCCTCTACGTTCACGATCGCGACCACGTCAGACCAGCGCCAAGCCTACGGCGGTGCGGGCAGTGGCAGCGGGTCGGTCGCAGGTGCCGACAAACAGATCCAGTACAACGCCTCCGGTGCTTTCGGTGCAGAGGCCGGCTTCGAGTACGACTACACGAGCAACACGCTGACAGTTGTCAATGCCACCTATACCGGGCTTGCGCTGACGGCTGCATCGGCAACTGGCGGCGCAGGCTTCAGGCTACCGCACGGCGCAGCGCCGACCAGTCCGACGAATGGGGATCTGTGGACGACCACTGCGGGCTTGTATGCGCGCATCAACGGCGCAACGGTCGGACCCTATGTGGCCTCTGTGTCAGGCATGACTAACCCGATGACGACGACGGGCGATGTCATCTACTCAAGCAGCGGCTCCACCCCGGCTCGGCTGGGAATCGGGACGGCGGGGCAGATTCTCGGCATCGTCAGCGGCGTTCCTGCATGGGTCGATCCGCAGATGCTGCAGAACTCTCAGAGCACCGCCTACACCGCGGTTCTCAGTGATGCAGGAAAGCACATCCTGCACCCGAGCGCGGACACGACGGCGCGCACCTTCACGATCCCCTCTAATTCATCCGTAGCCTATCCGCTTGGAACGGCGCTGACCTTCGTAAACCAGAACGCGGCTGGCACGATCACCATTTCAATCACCTCGGACACGATGCGCCTAGCGGGCGCCGGCACAACCGGAAGCCGAACGCTCGCTGCGAACGGTGTTGCTACCGCGCTGAAGCTCACCGGCACGGAATGGATCATCTCGGGGACGGGTCTGACATGAGCGCGATTCAACAGATGCTTATGGCCTATGGGGCGGCGGGAGGCGGTGGCGGATCGGACCCATACGTCGCTAACCGCGTCCTTTCGATGCACTTCGACGGCAGCAACGGCAGCACCACATTCACCGACTACCACAGCCATTCGGTTACCCGCGTCGGTTCGACGGCGACCATCTCGACCGCGCAGGCGATGTTCGGTCAAAGCCTTGCAATCACGGGGGCTACAGAGGCGCTAACGACACCGCACGCCACTGATCTGGATTTCACGACCGGCGACTGGACGATCCGCTTTTTCATCTACATGACCTCTGGATCAGGCACGGCGAAGTTGCTCATCAACAAGGCTACAGGCGCAGGCCAGTACCCATGGCAATTGACGATCAACAGTACCGGGAAGCTGCTGCTTCAGACCTTCAATTCGGGCGGAACACTGGTGCTGAACACGGCCGGCACAACGACTGTCTCAGCGAATGCCTGGCACCACATCGAAGCCTGCCGCTCCGGGAGCAACTTCTACGCCTTCCTTGACGGCACCGTCGAGATCACGGGCAGCAGCGCTGCGGCCCTTCGCAGCGCCTCCGACCCCGTGAACATCGGGGGGCTGAGCACTGGCGCATCGTCATGGCCCGGCTACATCGACGAGCTGCAAATGTACAAGGGCGTCGCCATCCACACGGCGAACTTCACCCCGCAATCTTCCGCAACTCCTGATTGATCGCCATGAAGCGCTACCTTTTCAACATCCTGATCGGCCTCGACCAGTTCGTCAACGCGCTGCTCGGCGGCGACCCCGACATGACGCTATCCGGCCGCATGGGTCGCGC